TTGATGATGAGTTCAAAGAGTACATTTACGACACCGCTAGGCAGGCAGTAAAGTTAGAAGATGAGGTCATTGACTTAGTATTTGAGAGCGGTGACATGGAGGGTCTTAAGGCAAGCGAGGTAAAGGAATACATTCGCTACCTGACAGACAGAAGACTTATCCAGTTAGGGCTTAAAGGTAACTTTGGCATCAAGGATAACCCCCTACCTTGGGTTGATTGGATTGTTGCAGGGGATTCTTTTAAGAACTTCTTTGAGGGTACAGTAACCGATTACAACGCATCAGGCATGATTGGGGATTTTGGATGGACATAAGGAAGTGCGGTAACTCTAAATGTTCTAAGAAGGACACTTGCCAACGCTACTCCTTTAAGGGGTTCAAGGGATTTAACATCAAGATGTCCTTGTACCCCGGAGGGGCTTCATGTAACCAATATATAGTGGGCAATAAATGGACAGTATAGACCACAGGAACCTATTAGGTAGGAACGTACATGTAGCTGATTCATTAATAATCGACTTACACGAACAGTTCCCCGATAAGTTACCCAGAGATGCGGATGCTGATATAGCGTTCCTCAGGGGCCAACAGTCAGTAATAGATTATTTAATCAGACTAAACTCAGAAATACAGGAGAAATAAAGGATGTGCGGAAGTTCTAAGCCACCACCACCACCACCACCTCAGGCAAAGCCTGCGGCAATTGCATCAGTAGAGGACACAGCACCAACACTAGATATTGACTCTAACGCCAAACTCCTTGCTAAAAAGAAGAAAGGCAAGAAGGCATTCAAACAGACATCGAATGTATCAGGAATTAGTACACCCACCGTTGGGTCTGGATTATCAATACCAAAATAGGAACATAAATGGAAGAGCAGTCAATCGCTGCGTCCGTTGCAAATAGGTATCAACAACTAGAAACTTATCGAACATCGTTCTTACAGAGAGCAAGGGAAGGGGCATTAGTCACCATCCCTTCTCTCTTCCCTCCTGAGGGTTCATCAGGATTCACTACGTTTCCAACCCCATTCCAATCCATTGGAGCAAGAGGGTTAAACCACCTCAGCAGTAAGCTACTGGTAGCCTTACTACCCCCTAATGCACCCTTCTTTCGCCTGACCCTTGATGACGCTACCTTAGCAGAACTGGGGCAGAACGAGACTGCTAAGGGTGAGATAGAAGAGGGGTTAGCAAGGATTGAAAGAACCGTGATGCAAGAGATTGAAACCTTGGCATTACGAGTACCTTTCTTTGAAGCACTTAAGCAATTAGTGTTAGCAGGGAACGCTCTTGTGTACATGCCCAAAAAGGGTGGCATAAGAATCTTCTCCCTGGACCGCTACGTTGTCAAGAGAGATGCGTCAGGAAACATCCTTGAGATTATAACCAAGGAATCCGTAAGCCCTCTTATGTTGCCTAAGGCAGCCCAAGAGTTGCTAGGTGAAACGAGCGATAATAATAAGTCACTAGACTTGTATACCTATGTCAAACGAGACACAGGCAAATGGACAGTTGTCCAAGAAATCAAAGGTCAACCCATACCGGGTTCACAGGGTACATACCCCTTAGACAAGAACCCATTTATCCCACTACGATTCAACCGCATTGACGGAGAAGATTATGGTCGTGGATTCATTGAAGAATATATTGGTGACCTACAATCACTAGAGTCCTTATCTAAAGCAATCGTTGAAGGGAGTGCAGCATCAGCTAAAGTCCTATTTATGGTATCTCCTAACGGTACTACCAAAGCTAGAACCCTAGCACAAGCACCTAATGGAGCAATCGTACAAGGTGCAGCACAGGACGTATCTACGTTAAGAGTTGAGAAACACAACGACTTCAGAGTTGCCCTTGATGCGTCAACTAAGATTGAAGAACGTATGGCGTATGCCTTCATGCTCAACACAGCAATCCAGAGAAATGGGGAGCGTGTAACAGCAGAGGAAATACGATATATGGCACAGGAACTTGAAGGTGGGTTAGGTGGACTTTACTCCATTCTTTCACAGGAGTTCCAACTACCCCTCATAACCCTCTTAATGCAACGGCTAGAGAGTACAGGCAAGTTACCTAAGTTGCCCAAGAACACACTCAAACCTCAAATCACTACAGGTATGGAAGCGTTGGGTAGAGGGCATGACCTTAACAAGCTATCTCAATTCTTACAGGGTCTTCAACCCTTAGGACCTGAAGTAATTCAATCAGAACTGAATGTCGCAGACTACATAGACAGGTTAGGCGCATCACTAGGATTGGATACCAAAGGGCTTATCAAATCAGATGAGCAACGACAGCAAGAACAGCAGGCTATGGCTCAACAGTCAGATGACCAATACCAAAGAGACTTAGCTATGAAAGCAGCCCCGGGCGTATCCAAGGAAATGGGTGGCGCACTTAAAGAACAAATGATGAAACAAGGATGATGAATGGCAGACCTAAATGAACTCAATACTCATGCGGAAGAACCAACGGAAGACCAAGAATATATTGACAAGATGGTTGCAAAAGCGGATGGCAATGCGCCCACCGCACAGGCTCCAGATGTTGAGGAGACACAGGGGGAGGAAGATACTGAGAATATCCCTGATACTGAAGAGGAATCTCCTTCTTGGCTCCCAGAGAAATTCAAATCACCAGAAGAGTTGGCTAAGGCTTACTCAGAACTTGAAAAGAAACTTGGAGAAACCCCAGAGGACAAAAGGGAAGACCTAGATGATGCACCAGTTGAACCTCTGGACTACGATTCTTTAACTACCGAGTATTGGGAGGGTGGTCAGTTATCCGATAAGAGTTATGACAACTTAGAAAAGATGGGCATTCCGAAACATATTGTGGATGCTCACATAGCAGGTCAAAACGCTGTAGTAAATGAAGTGCAAAACACCGTCTTTAAGGAAGTCGGTGGAGAGGCCCAGTACCGAGAAATGATGTCTTGGGCGCAGGAGAACCTCTCTGAATCTGAATCTGCTATTTATGACCAGAGCGTTAACAGCAACAGTCTTGACCAAACACTCTATGCAGTTAAAGGGCTTCATGCTCGTTACGCATCAGAAGTGGGGGTCGAGCCTTCATTAGTACAAGGGGATTCAACCCCATCCAGTACAGGTGCTTACGCATCTGCAGCCGAAGTTAAGAGAGACATGTCAGACAGACGCTATTCAACTGACCCTGCCTTTAGGGACCAAGTTGCACGAAAACTAGCAAAGTCTAACGTCTTCTAAACAGACGCAAACCGCACACAAATCTACCGAGTATCTCTGACCCAATCACGATTGGATAATCACAGGGAAAGAAGACCACAAGTGCAAAACATACACTTTATTAATACTTTACAGGTAGAAAAATTCAATGGCATTACCACATCAAGCCCCTAGTAGATTAGGGCAACTAAACGCAGCAGGCGATAACAGAGAGTTATTTCTCAAGTTATATGCAGGCGAAATCCTAACAGCGTTTGAAGAGCGTAATATCTTCTTACCACTTCACCGTACTCGCACGATTAGTAACGGTAAGTCAGCGTCATTCCCAATGGTCGGCACAGCAACCGCTAAGTACCACACGCCGGGCACAATGATTGAAGCTGATTCAGTTAAACACGGTGAGCGTACTGTGACTGTTGATGATTTGTTAATCAGCACCCAGTTCATCTCTAACATTGATGAAGCAATGAACCACTACGATGTGCGTTCTATTTATTCTAAGGAAGCAGGTAATGCACTTGCGAACCAGATGGATAAGAACATTGGTCGCATCATCGCCAAGTCATCTTCTATTACTACTAAAGCCAAGGCTACAACAGCAGGCTTAACTGGTGTAATTGATGACGAGACTTACACAAACAACATCACCATTGGTTCTGGTTCAGCAGCCGATGTTCTTGATGGTTCTAAAATCGCTCAGTCTATCTACGATGCTCTCGCAGAGTTCGATAAGAAAGACGTAACAGGCGATAAGGTCTGTGTATTACCACCAGAGCAATACTACGCTCTATTCAA